TACAAGGCTGCACAGCTTTGGGATTCACACCTCACGAAGTAATGGAAGAAAACATCAAAAAACTAGAGCAAAGATACCCAAATGGTTTTGAGGTAGTTCGTTCAGAAGTAAGAGCAAAAGGAGATATATAATGGCAAATCATGTATATTTTAATATAAGTATAGAAGGATTAACTGATGATGAATTTAATTCATCAGTTAAAATGGTAAAAGGTACTAGAAATGACTATGAGGGCAACCCCTATGATTATGAGGAATATGATGAAATAGAAAATCAACCTTTTATGAATAATGTAGATAAATCATTTGATGCAGATAATTACCTAAAAGACTCTTATGACTGGTATTGTAGAGAAGTTGGTGCTAAATGGTGCCATCTCGAAGAAGTACAAGACTGTTATATTAGTGGATACTCAGCATGGAGACAACCAACAGAATTAGTATTAAATATATTACAATACTTTGCTAATAAGTATGATGATAATATAACTGCTAGTATGACATACGAAGATGAGTTTAGAAACTTTATGGGTAAACAATATTTTGATACAGAAAAATATGATGATTGGGAAGCTGTAGAGGGAGAATATCATGAAACTGATGGAGCTGAATTAGTAGAGTTATTTAATGAAATGTACCCTAGTATTGATACCACAGTTGAAGACTTCGACTGGCATGCTGAGTACAAAGTAGAGGGGGAGTCCGTATACCCTAGCGAAATGCTAGACCAACTTGCTGATGAGTTTTGGGAAAGTTCATAAATGGCTTTCTTTAGTAAAAAAACTAAATATAATAGTGTAGATACTAAGTATAAATTCAACGAGGATAAAATATTAACCAAGTTGAAAGTCTATATAGACAATACTTACGACCAACACTATAGTACAGATAAAATTCAAGCCACTGAGTTCATTATAGACTCAGGACATGGAGAAGGGTTTTGCATAGGAAATATTATAAAATATGCAAAACGCTATGGAAAGAAAGCAGGTAAAAATGAATTAGACCTGTTAAAAATTATTCACTATTCAATTATATTATTAGGAAGCGATGAGAACAATTAGAAAGAAAGGACACGAAAAGTTAGATGATGCTAATTTACAAAGAGTATTAGACCATCTTAATGCAGACCAACCAATAACAAAAAAAGAAGCATGTTCCATGCTCAATATCACCTACAATACTACTAGATTAAATAGTATTATGGTAGATTTTGAAGACACTCTACAACATAGAGCAAAAAGAAGAGCACAAAATAGAGGTAGAAAGGCAACAGACTACGAAATTAAACAATCAATAGAGATGTATTTAGACGAGCAACCCGTGTCTAGCATAGCGCAAGCTTTATATCGTTCTACTACATTCGTAAGAAATCTATTAGATAGAGTAGGAGTTCCACAAAAGAGACCTAGTACTGAACGCAGTAGTGGTGCTAAAATAGGATATTTGCCTGACGAGTGTGTATCAGAAACCTTTGAGCCAGGTGAGAAAGTATGGTGCGCTAGACACGACCTTCCTGCTAGAATAATTAAAGGAAGTTTTGATAAAAGATATGATAGTTGGATATATCATGTCTATGTAATAGAATTAACAAATTTTGATAGTCCATACTTTGGACATATAAAAGAGGGCGGTTACCATGCCCATTTCGCAGCTTATGACTTAGGTAGTTTAAGACACTTAAACAAGTACGATATAAATATCTAAAGAGCATAAGGAGTGCAAAAATGGAATTATGGACAGTGGTCTCTGCTGTATGGATTTCCACATGGCTAATGAGTGTGTATAGAACTCACCCAATCATTAGCTATATGGCAAAACTTACACCAGGAGGCGAATTAATAGTGAGGTATAAATATACTCACATGGTTATATATGTAGTAATGCTTTTAGTAATAACTCCTCTCTGTTGGCAATTAGCTTTCAGTGAAGATGCAAGAAGAAGGTGGTGCAGAGCATATATAAGAGAACTTTGCAGGAGCAAAACATGAATGATAGATTAAGAGACGCATTAATTTTAAAGTACAAAGGAGAGATAGCTGCTGCTGAAGTTAACATCAGAGTCTATCTAAATAATCCTGTAGGAATAGGAGAACATGCGGACATCGTTGGAGCAATAGACGAGCAGATTGAAATAGCTGCAAACGCTCAAGAGAAAATGAGCTATATTAAAACCTTAAGTTATACTTAGTAAAAAATAGTTCTTGACATCGCACTCATTTTTCTGTATAATATATATTAATGAGTGATAGATATTATAACCAAATGAGAGATGCGACAGGCTGGTGCCACGGCATGCCTGAGGCTCTCAGAAACAAACGGAGAAGAAGAATGGCTTGGACAGACGAATCAAAGCAAGAAGCAGTAGAAATGTATAATGAGGCGGAACCTACCCCTGAGACTAGCATGGAAATTGTGAAAGATATCGCTGAACACCTAGGCGAAAGCCCTAATGGTGTCAGAATGATACTTACTAAAGCTGGAGTTTATGTCAAGAAAGCACCTGCTACCGGAGCTGCTAAATCTAGCGGATCAACTGGTGGTGGTAGAGTATCAAAAGCTGACGCAGCTGCAGCACTAACAAGTGCTTTAACTGACGCAGGACAAGAAGTCGATGCAGATATTATCGACAAACTGACTGGTAAAGCTTCAGTATACTTTACAGGTGTTCTCAACAACATCAACAATGGCTAAATAATACTACCCATTACTAAAGAGGAAGAGTTTTCTTAATAGTAATGGAGTATTATAGTGAAGAAAGATGAGTTCATAAGAACTGTATCAGATTGTGGTGACGCAATCATAACTTATAGGTCAACAAACAGTAGAAAATTAAAGTATAATGTTTGTACCCTAGACTTCGATAACAAGTATATCCAAAGCAAGAAAAATCGTGCTAAGGAAACTAACGATTCAGTTTTACTGTTTTGTTGGGATACTGACAGTTATCGCCTATTACAACCTAAGAATGTTACGAGTATACAACCTTTGAGTTCTATACTAAGGAACAAACGATGAAGTTGCATGAAGCCCCTGAGATGTACGAAAAAGTAATCTCTGAAAATGAGGAGGGGACGGAACAAGTCAAATTAACTATAAATACTTTTTATGATGTAGAGTATCTACATTTAAGAAAGTATTACCTCGACTTTGATGGGGACTTCAAACCATCAAAGGACGGAGTAGCAATGAAACTAGACTTTAACAATTCAAAGAATTTGTTTGAGGGACTAGTGGAAATATTATCATTGGCAGAAAGTAAAAGTATCTTAGAGACACACTTCAAAGATATTTTAGATGAAATTTACCTTTCGTAAATTTAGTTCTTGACTTTGCCTGTGATTTTTGATATAATATATAAATGGAAAATATAAAAGCAATACTACAGCAAGCGTCCGAAGATTACTATAATGGTAAACCTACGATGTCAGATGAACAATTTGATAAGCTAGCTACATATGCTCAGTATGATGAAGTTGGTTTCTCTAGTAGAGACAATAGAGTTCCTCATGCGTTTCAGATGTATTCATTACAGAAGATATTTTCTAATGAGCTTGATAAGCAGCCCTTCGGTAATTACAAGGGAGAGATAGTTGTTTCTCCTAAGTTAGATGGAGCTGCTGTATCATTGCTTTATGTTGAGGGACAACTGCACAAAGCCCTTACTCGAGGAGATGGAAAGCGTGGTCTGGATATTACAGACAATGTTAAATCTCTAGTACCTAATTCATTAGGCGAGTTTAAAGGTTTTCTGATTCAGATTACTGGCGAAGTAGTTGCTCCCAAGACTATCAAGAACGCTCGGAATTATGCTGCGGGTGCTCTCAACCTTAAAGATGTAGAAGAATTTAACAGCAGAGATTTGCGCTTCATAGCTTATGGAGTACAAGAATCATGGAATGAGTGCTGGAGTATTGATATGTCTTATTTAGAATCGTTTGGATTTGATACAGTTCTGTCTAATGACTGGACTGCATATCCTGACGATGGACTTGTTTTTCGTATAGATGACTATAAGGACTTTGATGCCTTAGGATATACCTCTAAGCACCCTCGAGGTGCATATGCGCTCAAGCAGCGTAATGAAGGAGTTATAACTAAATTGGTCGATGTCAAGTGGAATGTTGGAAAATCAGGTGTTGTGGCTCCTGTAGCTATTCTTGAACCTATTGATATTGATGGAGCGACAGTTAGTAGAGCAACTCTACATAATATGCGTTACATCGAAGACCTTAATCTAGAAATAGGTTGTTTGGTTGAAGTTATAAGAAGTGGAGAAATCATACCTAGAATACTATCAAGAGCTAACTAATGACAAAAGAAGTAATATTTAGTAAAGAAGAACAAAAGAATAGTACTCGTATTTTCAAGTCAGCAACTCCTAAATATACTAAAGATTGGTATATTAAATGGGTAGCTAGTGCAATTGTATTAGTGGCAATGTCTTTGAGAGGTATAGAAGGATATCAATTTATTGATTTATCTTTATCAGTTGTAGGTATATTTCTTTGGTTAATAGTATCTTTTATGTGGAATGATAGAGCTTTAATAGTATTAAATGGAGCAGGACTCATACTTTTACTTAGAAATCTACTTAATTACATTGTCTAAAGGTATATACAACGAAACATACTTCGAGAATAACCCAGAAGAACGGGATAGAGAAGGTGTGCTCTATGGTATTGTATTAGTCAATACAAAAACTTTTGAGCGAGAGTGCATTAAGGTTGGTATAGCTAGTGGAAAAGATTGGCGGCATATTATAAAGCGTAGCAGGGGTTTCAGAGGATACGATATTCGTATTCAGAAGGTCTGGAGCAGCACACTTTATAATGTGTGGGCACATGAACTGTACCTACATGAAATGTATAAGCAAGATAAATATGTTCCAATGTTTAAGTTTGGAGGTCATACTGAGTGTTTCAAAATTGATTCTCTCATTCTTCAGGACTTTCCAAAAAATAAATCTTGACATGGAAACTGAATTTTGTTATAATATATATACAAATTAAAGAGAGAACACATGAAACAAATAATCCCGCCAACACACTGTCCATCTTGTATGACAGAACTTGAGTGGGTGAAAGACCAGCTGTTCTGCCACAACAATAACTGTAGTGGTAAAACTAGCAAGAAGATTGAACACTTTGCTTCTACTCTTAAGATAAAAGGTCTCGGACCTCGCACAGTAGAAAAATTACAAATCAAAGATTTGTATGATTTATACGAGCTTCCATTAGAAATAATGATTGATGCTTTGCAATCCGAAAAACTAGCAGTTAAACTTAGTAGAGAAATTGAGAATAGTAAACAAGTTGACTTAGTTGACTTACTACCAGCTTTCTCTATCAAGTTGATTGGTCGAACAGCTTCAAACAAGATTTGTTCGGTTATCAAGAACATTCGAGATATTACCGAAGAAACTTGTGCTGAAGCTGGGTTGGGCCCAGCTGCTACCAATAATTTACTAGATTGGTTAATAGAAGAATTTACCGATGGATATGATAGACTTCCTTTTAGATGGCAACAACTAACTAAAATTGAAAAGAAAAGTGCTGATAAAGGTGTCGTTTGTATTACAGGTAAACTAAAAAGCTTCAAGACAAAGGCACTAGCAACACAGTATTTAGAAACACAGGGCTATCTTGTTAAAAGCAGTTTAACAAAAGATGTTAATATCCTAGTAAACGAGTCTGGCATTGAGTCAGCAAAAACACAAGCAGCCCGAGAAAGGGGTGTTATAATAATAACAAACTTAAAAGAAATATAGGAAACTAAAATGGCATTACCAAAATGGACAGACGAAAGAACACAACAATTAGTGGACTTCGTAGGAAGTGAGTCACCTATCTCACAAGCTATGGTTGCAGACGCAGCCGCAGAATTAGAAACTTCTACAAGAAGTGTCTCTTCTAAGCTAAGAAAAATGGGTCATGATGTAGAACTTGCATCTTCAGTATCAAACAGAACATTCTCTGAAGACCAAGAAGCTACTTTATCACAATTCGTATCTGA